GCATTATAGGAGCAGTTACAAAAGTAGCCACATGGGGCGCAAACATGGTAAGCAAAGCCAAAGAGGTAATGAATACCATGCTTACGGGAATTGTGACAATAGTAACCCAGACACCAGAAAAAATATGGAACTGCATTATAGGAGCAGTTACAAAAGTAGCCACATGGGGTAGCAATATGCTTTCAAAAGCCCGTGAGGTAATGGGTAATATGGTAACTGGCATTGTAAATGTGGTTACACAAGTGCCGGAAAAAATCTATAACAGCATATCCGGCGCAATTTCCAAAGTAGCCCAGTGGGGGACAGAGGTAAAAAACAAAGCCGTAGAGGGTATGCGAATGGTGTTTGACGGTATCACGGGCGTATTTTCAAATATTGGAAGTACATTTGCAGAAATCGGCAGCAATATTGTAAGCGGTATCTGGAACGGCATAAGCTCTGGCTGGGATTGGCTGAAAGATAAAGTTTCAAACCTTGCAAATAGTTTGCTCGACGCAGCAAAGGACGCTTTGGGAATTGAAAGCCCGTCAAAAAAGTTCCGTGACGAGGTTGGTAAATTCATGGCGCAGGGTATTGGCGTAGGCTTTTCTGATGAAATGGACAACGTAAACAGAATGATTGAGAAGAGTATACCGAGAGAGTTTGACACTGGCGTAAAGGTTGATGTAAGAAAAGACATTGATTTTGACGACGACGGGGACAAGCCAAAACCAAGACCAAGAGGCGGCGCAGCTGGTGGCGGTTTTACCGTTATCCAGAATATTTACGCAAATACCACAGATTATGCAAAGCAGCAGAAAGAGGCAGCAAGGCAGTTTAAGATGATAGCAAGGACGGTGTAGCCTATGGAATATGAAAAACTGACTTATACAAATGAAAGAGGCGAGAGCGTAGAGCTTAGCACAGAAAGCGTGTACCATTGCAACGTAAGCAAGGACGTAGAGGGAATAGCGGGCGTTACGAATGTGGTATACAGCACAAACAGTATGGGGCAGCATGGCGACACCTACGTAGGGCAGCGTATCGAGGCACGGGACATTGATATACTGGGGCATATCAACACAAGGGACAAGGCGCAGGCATACGAACTGCGCCGCCAGCTGCTTAAAGTATTGAACCCAGAGCTTGACGGTACGCTTTCCTATGAGTTTGGCAGCTTTAAGCGTGTTATAAACTGCCGCCTGCATGGAGAACCGAAGATAGAGCGAAAAAAGGTGCTGTTGGAGTTTTCTATACCGCTTGAGTGCCTTAACCCGTTCTGGCGGGAAGTTGAAGAAACAAAGGAAGATATAGCAAGCTGGGTAGCGGCGTGGCATTTTCCGTGCGTGATTGAAAAGGATAACCCTAAGAGCATGATTTACGGATACAGAGCGGAAAGCGTGATTGTAGATTGCTATAATGAGGGCGACGTATCCACAGGTATGCGGGTGCGATTTGTGGCTTTGGGGACAGTAAAGAACCCTATTCTTTTAAATGTGGATACCGGGGAATTTATTAAAATCAATGTCACAATGCAGACCGGGGACACGATAGAAGTAAGCACAAAATACGGCAGCAAGGGGGCAAAGCTGATACGTGACGGAGTGGAAACAGACTATTTCCGATATGTGGACGTAGACAGCACTTATATGCAGCTTGCCATAGGCGACAATAATTTTCGCTATGATGCAGAAAGCGGCGTAAATTCTATGGAAGTTTCCATTTTCTACAACAAGGAATATCTGGGGGTATAGGTATGGAGCTTAGGATATTTGATAAGAGTATAGAGCCGCTGGGAGTAATTGACGAGCTGGCAAGCCTTTTGTGGTGCATGAAATATTTTGATGTGGGAACATTTAGCCTGCTTGCACCGATTACGGATAATAACAGTAAATTACTGGTAGAGGGAAATATTATTGTAAAGCATGACAAAAAGCCAGAGATTACAGACGCAAACGGCGGCATCTGGCGCAGGGCGGCACAGATTACCTACGTGCATATTACGAAAGACGAGAACGGGTTAGAGCAGATAGAGGCGCAGGGCTTTACATTGAGCCGCTGGCTGGGGAAACGCTGCATATACCCGCAGATAGTGGCGACAGCCACAAACCAGAGTTTAATAAATACTATGGTAACGAAAAACTGCGGCAGCGGGGCAGCAGAGAAAAGGCGGTTTAAACAGTTTGAAACGCTGGCGCAGGAAACCGTAGCAGGCAGTCAAGTGGAGTATTCTAACCAAGTGTGTGCTAATCTGGGGACAGAAGTAAAAGCACGGGCGCAGGCTGGAAAACTGGGCTATGACATTTTGATAAACGAAAGAGAGAAGAAATACGGCTTTTATCTGTATAAGGGCAAAGACCTTACAGCGAAAAACGACGAGGGTAACACGCCCTGCATATTTTCAAGAGATTTTGACAATGTAAACGAGCAGGAATATACAGCTAGTATAGAAAACTGCGGCAATTTTATTTATGTGCAGGGAGCAGCAGACGACAGCGGCAGCCAGCCTATTGTAACCGTGGACGGAGAGGGAGCGACGGGCATAGAGCTGGACGAGGTTTTTTGTGATGCCACAGACATTGCGCGCAAATACCAGAGCGGGGAAACAGAGGTAACGATACCGCTTAGCGAATATTTGCAGATGCTTAAGACGAGGGGAGAAACAGAGTTAGAGGGATATGGGAAAAACATAAATTTTGTATCGACCATTAACACAAACTCAAACCTAAAGTTTAAGGTTGATTTTGACTTAGGGGACAGAATTACTTGCAAAGAGGAAAAATGGGGTATACAGATAGATGCACGGATAACCGAGGTAAAAGAGATTTACCAAAAAGGCACAGAAGAAATAGAGGCAACATTTGGGGAAAGCCTGCCTACTCTGGTGGATAAAATTAGGAAAGTGAGGTAAGGACAATGGCAAATTGTTTACCATTCAATGCAGTATATGACGGCGAAAATTACGACAGGGCATATAAAGCCGAGGACTGGGCATGGTATTTTGCTACATTCATTGCAAACGGTATTTTCCCAAAACCGAGCGACGGGTTGCAAGTGATTGCGTACAGTGGCATGGAAATAAAGGTAAATGCGGGTTTTGCGTTTATTAACGGGTATGCCTTTAAAAACCCAGCCAGCCACAGTATAAGGCTTGACATGGCAGAGGGTGCGCTTAACCGTGTAGACAGAGTGGTAGTGCGTTGGGACTTGCCGCAGCGTGATATTTACATAGCGGTACTGAAAGGCACACCGTCTGCAAAACCACAGCCGACAGCAGTAACACGTAGTACGGAAATATGGGAGCTGGCGCTTGCGGATATTTACGTAGGAAAAGGTGTTACAAAGATACAGACCAAAGACATAACAGACCAGAGATTTAATAGCAGCGTGTGCGGTATTGTAACTGGAACGGTGGAAGAGATAGACGCAAGCGTACTGACAAAGCAGTTTGACGACTTCTTTAAGACCTATAGCGCAGCGGTGCTGGACGAGTTTAGCGTATACAAGCAGAATATGGAAAAGTACCTTAAGGACATTGCCGGGGTATATGAGCAGTACGTAAGCAAGACAGAGAGCTTATTTGCAGAATATGAGAATAAGTTTAGCGAGCGTTATACCAGCTTTGAGAGTACCTTAGACAAATGGGACGAGGAACTTTTAAGAGCCTATACAGAATTTATGGCAAAAATTCAGCTTTTCCAGACAGAGGCAGAAGCCGAGTTTAATACATGGTTTGAGGGCATTAAGGACAAGCTGGGGGAAGATATTGCAGGCAGCTTGCAACTGCAAATTGAAGAACTGGCAGCAACGATAGACGGGTTGCGGCAGCAGGCAGAGGAAAGCAGCAAGGAAACAAAAGAGGCGCTGACAGAGCTTGACAAGAGGCTTACTGCGGTAGAAAGCGGCTGGGGTATCAATTATAACCATGATGCAGTATTAGGTTTGTGCTATATGGGTGCAGCATGGTTGAGCCAGCATTACGAAAGAACAGAGGAAACGGCAGTATTAGGAGTTGCATATATTGGTAATTCCTATCTTGCAAATACATTTTAGGAAAGGCGGATACTATGAAAGGATTTCCAAAGACATTAAAAACAAAAGCGGATTATTACAACTGCCTTGCAATGGTAGCAGCTGGGGAACTGGACGCAGCGGACTTAGAAAGAAAAATTGAAAGTCTGGAAAAACAAAGGTATATCCAGTGCGCCGTAGTAGAAACTGCGCCGGAGAAAAAGGCGGTAACAATTTATTACTGCGCAGAGGCGGCAGAGGGCATGGTATTTGATGCGGACGGAGTGACCGGGACGGTAACGGCAGTTACGCATATTCAGAGCGAAAAAGCAAGGGAAATGGAAGAAAACGGGAACGACAGAACCGTATTAACGCTGTCTAAGGGCGTAGAGGCGGCAGGCGGTGTAATTGCGCTGGAAACGGCAGCAATGGTAGCAGGAATGACAGCAGACGATATTAAGGCACTGAAAGGAGTTTTAAAACAGTATGAGTAGATTATTGGTGGACGACGTAACAAAAACAGACCGCAGGGCGCTTTTGAATGTAAATAAAATGGCAACAATCAGCGACATTGTAGCGCCGACAAGAGAGTATCTGCGTGCAAGCGGCGCAGACGAGCTGACAGTAGAGAGCGGCTGCGTAATTGCTGTAGGCGGCGCAGGCATCTTTAAGACCGCAGAAACGAAACTTACGGCGGCTAATCTGGATGCTGGGGCAACGTTTGCCGTTGGAAATGATTACTATGTGTATATCTGCGACAGCAGGGTAGATGCGCAGGACGAGCAGTATGTTATTTCCCTTAACTCTACATATCCGAGCGGCTGGAACGCAAGCAACAGCCGTAAAATTGGCGGTTTTCATTATGGACGCTGCCGTAAGGTAAACAGCAACTTACAGCCAGTAAACAGCAGCGGTGCGCTTTTCGGTACTGGCTGGGAAAGTGCAGTAAGCAACGGGATTGTACCACGCAGCGTATGGACTATGGGACACCGCCCAAAATGCAACCCGGAGGGAATGGTATATTTAGGCGGTGGCACATGGGTAGACATTTACCTTAATTCAGACGACGGGGCAGAGGGCTTAAAATCAGAGTATAATTGTGCGCCTATGACTGGCACAGAGGGCATGAACTGGTACAGATTTACAGAAAGGCTGATGAAGAGCGGCAAGCGTATGCCGGATTACAGCGAGTTTTGCGCCTATGCTTTTGGCAGCCCGCAGGGATTGGCAGAGAATAATACAAACGCATGGAGTGCAAGCTCAAATACACAGCGTGGAGTAACAGGCAGCGTAGTAAATGCAGTTTCTGCCGTGGGCTGTGTAGATGCCGTAGGGCGTGTATGGGAATGGCTTAACGATTTGATTACCAGAGCAGAACACGTAACAAATAAAGATTACCATGCAAGCGAGGGCTGGGGCTGGGACTTAAAAAGCCCGTTACGTGATGAGGGTACAAAGTACGACGTTGGTAATATCTATCAGTATTACGCTTATTCTTTGGCAGCGCTGGGAGCGGGCGGCAGCTGGTACAATGGCGTTAGTGCGGGCGCACGTGCCGTGGATTGCAACCATTACCCGTGGAGTGTCTACACGGGTATCGGCGTGCGTGGGGCGTGTGACAGTCTGTAGACGGCGGGCGAAAGCCCAGCCGCTACAAGAGGGTTGAGAAATGACGACCAGAGATAAAAGCGACAGACTACACCAGAAAATATATGATTTTCTGCTATACATTTATCCATTGCTAAGCAAATATCCGAAGTATGAAAAATTCAGCCTACAGACAGCGACCAGAAACGCAATACTGGAAATGCTGCAAGACGTTATCAAGTGGCAGAAAACGGCGACGAAAAGCCACCTATATGCAGCAGATACAGCATTGCAGCAAAGTAAGGAATTGCTGCGGCTGGCAAATGACTTAGGATATAGCGCAATGAACGCCCAGCATTACGGCGTAAGCTGTAGGAAACTAAAGGAGCTGGGCGTAATGCTGGCAGAGATTATAGAAGAGGTAAAGGCTACAAAGTAGCGTAAATATGGGGCAGCTGCTTACTACAGCCCTTTGGCAGCGCTGATAGCGGGCGGCAACTGGAACAATGGCGTTAATGCGGGCGCACGTGCCGTGAATTGCAACAATTACCCGTGGAATGTCAACACGAATATCGGCGTGCGTGGGGCGTGCGACTTAGTGAGAGCATTTTAGGCGCAGTGTTTTACGAAATGCTGGCAAGGACTTTATATTAGGCAGATGCTTAATAGTCTATAGTCAGAGTGGCTGTCCCGCCGCAAGGCAAAGAGAAAAAGTAGGGCTGCTGGTTAGTAGCTGCGGCGAAAGGCAGGAGCTTTTTAATGAAGAGGATAGGATATACAAAAGACCGGGACGGAAAAACAATTACGCTTATTGGGGCTATGGCAGATTGCGGGAACGTACAGAAAGCCTATAATAAGGCGAGAAAATGTAAGAGGTACAGAAAAGACGTACTGATATTTACCAAAGACAAAGAGGAAAATTTAGACCGGGTACGCAATGACATTTTAGGGCTTGCCTATGAGCCGGGAGAGTATCGGTATTTTAAAGTATATGAGCCGAAAGAGAGGCAGATAATGGCGCTGCCATTCTATGACAGAGTGGTGCAGCACGCTATAAACAATGTGTTAGAGCCTATTTTTAACAAACGGTTTATTTCCCATTCTTACGCCTGCCGGAAAGACAAAGGTATGCACGCTGCCTCTGATGCGCTGCAATGCTGGCTATACGACTGGGACAAGTACCATAAAGACCAGCCACTATACGCAATCAAAGCGGACATACACCACTATTTCCAGAGTATCACGCATGAGATACTTAAGGCAGAAATCAGAAATATTATCAAGGACAAGCAAGCGCTTGTATTGATAGAGCGGATAATAGACCATAACGGGCAGATGCCGGACGGCGTAGGGATACCAGTAGGAAACCTTACAAGCCAGCTGTTTGCTAATATTTATCTCAATAAGTTAGACCAGTACGCAAAGCATACGCTGGGCGTTGGTATGTATGTGCGGTATATGGACGATTTTATAATACTTAGCCCAGACAAGGAAAAGCTGCGGTACTGGCTGGCAGAAATTGAAAGATTTTTAAGGGACGAGCTGCGGTTAGAGCTGAACCCTAAGACAACGATTTTAGCCGCAAAGAACGGAATAGATTTTGTTGGATACAAACACCGGGCAACACATAGGAAAGTACGACCGGATAGCATTAAGCGTATCAAGAAAACCATTAAGAAATACGAAAGAGGAAAGATTACAAAAGAGCAGTTACAAAAGAGTATACAGAGCTGGACGGGACACGCAGGACACGCCGACAGCTACAACTTACGAAAGAAAATAATCATACTGGCGCAGGCAGCGGAAAAGAAAGGGGGCAGCATTTCATAAATGGCAGGAAACGCCTTACTAAAGACGCTGGAAGAACAGCAGAAAACTATACAGCAGCAAAGTGCGCTGATTGTGGAACTGGTAGAGATGCTGGAACAATGGGAGCAGACGGCGGGCTATGATGCAAGAGAACTGAAAGAAAGGGCAGCAAGATTGTGGGTAAATGGTGGAGAAACCGAGACAGAATACGGGTAAGCGGAAATGAGGCGCTGGTAGTAGAACTGGAACGGATTAGAGACGAGGACGACAGACAGAACAAAAGAATTGCAGTTATTGAAGAGGATACAAAAGCAATACATAAGCTGACTGCATCTATTGAAAAGTTAGTGATACAGATGCAGGATATGCTATCAGAACAGAAAGAACAGGGCGAGCGTATCAGACGGTTAGAGGAAGAACCGGGGAACGCATGGAACGAAGTAAAGAAAAAAGCCATTGATACCGTTGTAGGGTTGGTGGCTGGTGCATTGGCAACGGGGCTTATTTACATGATAGCCCAGAATATGTAAAGAAAGGACAAAGCATTATGAAAAAAATTGATTGGGTAAGGAAGTTGACAAGTAGAAAATTGTGGACGGCGGTAGCGTCGTTTGTTTCCATGATGATTGTAGCGACTGGCGGCGCAGAAAATACCGCAACACAGGTAACAGCGCTGATTATGGCGGGAGCGTCTGTAGTGGCTTATATCATTGGAGAGGGGCTTACAGACAGTGCAAATATTGGACTTGAAGAGGGAGAAGTAACAGAAGAGTAAGACAGAGTAGCACGGAGCACTTGCGGAAAACCGCAGGCGCTTATTTTAATTCAGAAAGGGCATAAAGAGTATGAAGAAAATAAACAGACTGATAAGCGGATACAATCATAATCAGGGAAGTATTTCACGCATTAAATACATTGTAATTCATTACGTAGGCGCATTGGGCGGCGCAAAGGAAAATTGCCAGTATTATGCCGGGGGAAACCGTAACGCCTCTGCTCATTATTTTGTAGGGTTTGACGGGGAGATATGGCAGAGCGTAGAGGACGCTAATATAGCGTGGCACTGCGGGGCAAGCAGCTATAAGCATGGGGAGTGCAGAAACGCTAACAGTATCGGTATTGAGCTTTGCGTAAGAAAGAGAAATACAGCCAGCATGGGCGCAACAGATAAAGACTGGTATTTTGAGGACGCAACAGTAGAGGCTGCGGCAGAACTAACACGGTATTTAATGGATAAGTACAATGTGCCTGCGTCTAATGTTATCCGGCATTATGACGTTACGGGTAAGATTTGCCCGAACCCGTATGTATATAATACAACAGCGCATACATGGGACGAATTTAGAAAGAAAATCAGCGGGGGAGCAGCAGCACCGACTACAGATAAGCTGTACCGGGTGCGTAAGAGCTGGGAAGATGCAGCAAGCCAGCTGGGAGCGTTTGAAGAGCTGGAAAACGCAAAGAAAGCGTGCAAAGCGGGGTATACAGTCTACGACTGGAACGGCAAAGCGGTATATCCGAAAACGAGCGAAAGCAAGCCGGATACTGGGAACGTACAAGAAAAAGAAATCTGGGACTTTTTCACGAAAAAAGGGTTAAATGCCTATGCAGTGGCTGGCTTAATGGGAAATCTGTTTGCAGAAAGTGGGCTTAATCCATGTAATTTGCAGAATACCTATAATAATAAGCTGGGAATGGGAGACGAAGAGTATACAAAAGCTGTAGACGCTGGCAGCTACGGTAATTTTGTAAATGATAGTGCAGGCTATGGGCTGGCGCAGTGGACTTTTTACACCAGAAAGCAGGAACTTTTTGATTATGCGAAAGCTGCGGGCGTGTCTATTGGAAACCTTGCTATGCAGCTTGCCTTTTTGTGGGAAGAATTGCAGGGGTACAAGTCTGTTATGGATACTCTGAAAAATGCAACGTCTGTACGTGCTGCGTCTGATGCGGTGCTTACTGGGTACGAAAAGCCAGCAGACCAGAGCGAAAACGTAAAGAAACAGCGGGCAGGATATGGCGACGGATACTATAGAAAATACGCAGGGGGAGCGGTAGCGCCTGCCATTAAAAAGCTGTACCGTGTGCGCAAGAGCTGGAAAGATGCAGCAAGCCAGTTGGGAGCGTTTGAAGAACTGGAAAACGCAAAGAAAGCGTGCAAAGAGGGGTATACAGTCTATGACTGGGACGGAAAGGCGGTATACAGTAAGCAGACAACAAAGAAACTGCCGTATAAAGTGCAGATTGACGTTGACGACCTTAGAATAAGAACAGGAGCGGGCATAGGTTACGCAGTAACGGGGGAATATACGGGCAGAGGCGTATTTACGATTGTGGAAGAAAAGGCAGGAAAGGGAAGTACGGCAGGCTGGGGCAAGCTGAAAAGCGGCGCTGGCTGGGTAAGTCTTGATTACTGCACAAAGCTGGTATAAGTGTTTGGGCGTGTCGGTTCGTGTACGGCACGCCCTTATTTTTTTACATATTTATCTGAAAAAGTGTTGACAATATACCCAAATGGGTATATAATTAAAACATGGAAAGGAGAAAAGAACAAATAAACGCAAAGCGTTAGAAAGGAGAAACGGCACAATGGGTAAGAAAAAGAAACATAAGAAAAAGCCTATCAAATGGCAAGCGCTGGCAGCAAATGCACTGATAGACTTAATCGTAGGAACGATACTTATAATAATAGATAACCTATTAAATTAAGTATCAGGTGGGCGAAAGCCCACCGCCTACTTAGAATATAACATAAACCCAAAGCCGAGTAAAGAGCATGATTTTAAAATTAGGTATTTTTCTGGTAGCAGTAGGCGCAGTAAAGTTATGCGTAGCACTGGTATTAAGAGCCAGAGAGAAAAGAGGTAAAGTATGATAGGAGAAAATATTAGAAAAGCAAGGAAAGCGGCGGGCGTTTCTCAAAAAGAACTTGCGGAACGCCTGCAAGTATATCAAAAGGATATTAGCCGCTGGGAAAATGGAGAACGCACGCCAACTATGGAAGTGTTTACAAAAATCTGTAGAGAGCTTAACGCCTCTGCTGATGAAATTTTAGAATTAAAGTAAAAACGAAAGAGAGGGCTTATTATGGGAAAAAGAAAAATGATTTTTTATGGAGTAGCTGCATTATTTGCAGTAAGTGGAGTAGCTGCGCTGCCGTCCGGGAATATTACGGGCGGGGTGGGCTGTCTGGTAATTGCCGCAGTGTGTGCGTTTGCAGGAGCGAAAGGGAAAGCAGAACAGCAGGCAGACAAAAAGCCAGCGCCACACGTTGCGCCTGCATCTACAAATGAGAGGATAGCAGAAACGATACGAACAAAATTAGTGGGCGTTACTTATGATAATGAGGACGGAGAAAACAGACAAGATATTTTAAGCAGCATGACGGGAAGCGAAGAGATAGAGGTAGAAAAGTATATTTTCAATGGAGAGCCTGCCGCATACGTGAAATGTGGTAATAAGGTGCTGGGAAACCTTGCAGCAGAGCTGGCAAAAGATTTAGAGGGAAAATACCCAGATGCCCGATATACCGCAGAAATACTGGAAATTTCTGGGGGGGGGGG